AGCAATTTCAAAGGAACAAGATCTCAATTTGTTAGATAAGTTATAAGAGAAATGTGTGGTTACGCCCCTTATGAAAAAAGAATGCTGGAGCTTCTTAGGACACAATTAGAACACCATTGATCTTACCTTGATCATACAACATGGCAATATTGTCGAGTAATACTTTAGATTTACCTGTACCCATTTCCATAAAATAAGCAAAGTAAGGTTTATCCCATGAAAGTTCTAACGCTTTTAATTGATGAGCGTATGGCTTCGTTTTAAATTTATATTTCATAATATTTTATTCTTTCTGTATTGACATCTTATATAGAGTATCTTATATGTATTGTCAATGACAGAAAGAAAAAAGATAGTGTACGTAATTCAAGAAATACCTGGTACAAAAAGTGGTGCTCCTAAAATTAATATTATGAGTGCAAGTAAATATGGTGAATTAAAATTTTTACTTCCAGAATTTTCTCAAATGATATTTTCACCTGGACCACTAGTTTTTAAACTTAGAAAACTTTTAAGGGATCTAACATCTGAGGATTATATATTACTAACTGGAGACCCAGCTATTATTCATGTTGTAGGGGGAATTGTTTCTGACATAACAAATGGAAAATATAATTTGTTAAAATGGGATAGACAAGAACGAATGTATTACCCCGTTAAAATAAACTTACACGAGAAAGGAGAAATCGATGTCAATTGATTTTGAACAAGACCAACGAAAGGATTTAGACGGTGCTAATGACGCTAAAAAATTATCCGATCAAATAGTAAAACTACAAACATTAGAAGGAGAATTACTTGTTAAAGAGCAAGAATTTAAAGAACTAAAAAGAAAAGCAGATTTAGTTTCATCGGAGGTAATTCCTACGATGATGCAAGAGATGAATATTTCTACATTAAAATTAGCAGATGGAACTTCAGTAGAAGTGAAACCTGTATATGGTGCATCTATTCCGGCAGATAAAAAGGAAGATGCATATAAATGGCTTCGTGAGAACGGACTAGGTGACCTTATTAAAAATGAGGTGACCGTTGCTTTTGGACGTTCCGAAGATAACAAGGCACAGCAATATGCTGTCCTTGCGCAAGGTCAGGGGTATGAACCAGTCCAGAAATTAAAGGTCGAACCCATGACACTTAAAGCATTGGTTAGGGAGCGTATCGAAAATGGACTTGATATGCCCTCTAATCTTTTTAACCTGTTCACGAGCAACAGAACAAAAATAACAAGGAACAAATAACAATGAACCAAGTAACAGAAAAAAAGTCTGCTCCTCTTCCAGCAAATATGTTTGAAGACGACGCAGCAAAAGGTTTAGGAAATATAGGTCAACAAGATCTAGCCTTACCTTTTCTTAAAATCCTAGGACAATTGTCTCCCGAAGTAAATAAGAGGGATGGTAAACATGTCGAAGGAGCAGAACCTGGAATGATTTTCAATTCAGTGACGGGAGATTTATTTGATGGAGTGAAGGGCATAGATGTCATTCCTGCATTTTATAGATTAGAGTACATTGAATGGAAAGATAGAGGAGAAGGACCTGGTGCACCAGTAGCGGTGTATGATTCTTCATCTGATATTATGTCAACAACAAAACCAGATGCTAACTACAAAGATAGATTACCTAATGGTAATTATATTGAGAAGACTGCATCTCATTTTGTGATAATCACAGGGGACAGTCCCTCGACTGCATTGATCTCTATGAAATCTACTCAATTAAAAATTAGTAGAAAATGGAACTCAATGATGTCGGGAATCAAACTAAAAGGTACAAACGGTTTATATACACCGGCATCTTTTAGCCATATTTACAAACTAAAGACTGTACCAATGTCTAATGACAAAGGCACATGGTTTGGTTGGGAAGTTAGTAAAGTGGGTCCAATAACTGACGCTAGTATCTATCAACAAGCTAAATCGTTTTCAGAAAACATCTCTAAAGGTGATTTGAAAATGAAGTATGGTGAAGAGAAACCGCAAGAAAGTAGCATTATCTAATCCCTACGGGGTATGTGCACAGTGTGGGCCCAAAGGGAGACTAGAGGGCCCACGTAGACAGGATAATTATGAGTGAAAAGTATATAAAGTTATTTAATGGATATAAGGCTGCGTATGGAGTGGCAGATTTTAATCACCCCAAAGCTCATGTAGACAAAGAAAGTGGAAAGAAAAAACCAGAATACTATTGGGCATACGAAAAATTTACAGACGCAATATACATTGAACATTTAAAAGGCACCAAATCTGTAGGAATACAGCCCTGTGATCAAAATAATGAAGCAATGTTTGGAGTCATAGACGTTGACCCTAAAAATTATACAAGCTTTGATAAAAAATTTTTTATAGATACTATTCAAGAATACGACTTACCTTTAATACCGGTAGAATCAAAAAGCGGAGGTCTTCATTTATATTTATTTATGAATGAGTTTATACTTGCTACTGTAGTCGTATCTTTTCTAAGTAATCTTTTACCTTTATTTAAATTAAAACCAGACAATGAAGTATTTCCTAAACAAACACAATTAACCAAGGATCCGGAAACCGGGCAATTAAAACCCGGTCAGTTTATTAATCTACCTTATTACAAGGGTGAAAGAAGAGCACTTAATTTAGATGGGACACCTTTTACATTGGAGCAATTTATTAAAGTTGCAGAAGCTAATATTGTAACAGCAGAAAAATTAAAGCAAATAACAGAACAAATAGAACATAAGGACTTAGAAGGGGTTGATGAAGAATTTAACGAGGGTCCTCCGTGTCTAGCTCATCTTTCTAAAATCATGGTGCGTCCAGGGTTTGATGGCAAAGATAGATTTATGTATAATTACCATGTGTTTGTGAAGATGAAATATCCAGACAGTTGGCAACAAAAAGTTATGAACGCACCTGTTAAATACTTTGAGCCTGTACATGCTAATGCATGGGATAAACAAACTTTAAATCAAAAAGTTAGATCCTGGAGTAAATCCGACAAAGGCTACACATGCACTAAAAGTCCTATCAGTGATCATTGTAAAAAAGGAATTTGTGTTAAGAAAAAATTTGGTGTGTTGTCTGGATCGAAAGGATCCTACCCAGTTCTAGCTAATTTAAGAAAAATAGAACTTGATCCAGAACCAGAATACGAATTTGATGTAACTACTTCAGATGGAATAGGTAAAGCAACAGTGTATTGTAAATCTGTTGAGCATTTAAATGATCAACGCAAACGTAGAAATGCAATATCTAAAGCAGCAGGATTTCCACCACCACTTATTAAAGGACATGAAGATCAAACAGTTTTAGAAGTATTATATAAAACTCAGGTGGTTGTTCAACCTCCTGTCGGTACAACACCTAAAGAAAAATTACATGATGTACTCCATGCTAAAATTAATGGACCTAAAGCCATGAATGATGCCAGCTTTAAATCAGGTACGGTTTTGATTGAAGATGGTTATGCATATTTTAGATTCGAGCGATTTTATGACAAACTTAAATCTAAGAACTGGAAATACAGTGAAGATAAAACAGGTCGAATGATGCAGGTTACTTATAAAAAATGTAACATAGAATTTTTAGAACAAAAAAGATTTCCAACAAAAGAAAAAGGTAAATACAATACACCCACAAAAAACATTGTAATGATTGATATCGAAGAGTTTGAAGACATAACGATTAACCACACTAAAATAAAACATAACACGGAGATAATGTAATGGAAGATGACATAGAAGACAGTCTAGAGGTTCAAAAAATGTTCAATGACATGGAAGATGAGCTGCGCGAACGTGATCGTAATGCGATTTTAAAATTTATAAAAGGAAAAACTTTATCAGAAGCAAAAGAACTTGTTTTTGTTATAAAGAATGAAATGCCTCTCAACTCATTTAGGAAATTACACTAATGAAACCATTACCTATAGGTACAATGCACATTGAAGTGTATAACATAGAGGAAAGCCCCCTTCATCAAATAGTTAAAAAACTTATTTACAAAAAAATATTGGATTTAGAACCTTATAACTTTAATAATATATACACCGGCCTCAGGGGTAATGATTTAGCTCAAAGGCTTTATGGTGAGTATGCGTCCGATAGTGGCACTTTCGATATATATGGTAAACTTAAGCCTGAAAAATATAGTTATACAGTAAGAGATGCAAAACAAAAAGAAATTAGAGAGGCCATGACTTGGAATGATCCGAAGATAGAAATAATTTTAGATCATATTACTAAAACTGGTAGACAGGCTGATTTGGACTATGACCCAAATCCTCTTCATAACGATTCAAGAAGTGCAACAACATATATAACTTTAAAACCATATAAAGATAAGGTCTTTTCTGAGTATGCTTTCTTTCTTGATGGTCTAAGAATTATTCCAGATATTACTCTCATGGACGAAAAGGGGAAACCGGAAACAGTTATTGAAATATTATATACAGGAATGCCTAAAGCAGAAAAATTAATTAAATATATTGAATCAGATCTAAATGTAATATTTGTTTTCGCTGATCAAGCTATCAAAGGGTTGGCAATAAATATGACATGTAGACGAGATTACTTTAGCTTTCCCATTAGAGAAGCATGGCTAGCTGGCACCCCTAAAAAAGAAAAAATTAGTAGAGCAATTAATATTCTTCTTCAGAAAAAATTAAAAGGTGATGAATTTATTATTAGTAAGAACAAAATTAAAAATACTCAATATGATCCCAGTAATAAATGGAAAAAGGATCGTATGAATATAGGTTTAAGAATGAAAACTTCTTCAGATTATCATATGAGAGAAACTGAAACACGCGACCTAAGTCATTCAATGGCACAGATGAAAGAAACCAGTTCGTTGATTATATTACTGAGATATTTAATAAAACATAACACGGAGATAATGTAATGAGCACTAGAAAAATATTAGGGCCTCCGGGAACAGGGAAAACTACTAGACTAATTAATTATGTAAGAACTTTAATTAAATTCGGCACACCTATAGACAAGATTGGTTACTTTGCTTTTACCAAGAAAGCGGCAGAAGAAGCTATTGATAAAATGCTAGACTCTTCTCCTAGACTGCAGAAGAAAGATTTAAAAAATTTTAGAACCCTACATTCTTTAGCGTTTTGGAAATTGGGTATGAAAAAAAGTGAGGTTATGCAGGATGAGCACTATGAAGAGATAGGTGAAAAATTAGGTATTGAAGTTACATTCTATTCTAATGGGGAAGAAAAGACAGGGTTTATAGACTCCGACAGTGAATATTTTAACATAATAAATGCAGCTAGAATTAAGAACATAACAATCGAGGAAGAATATAATACTGATATGTATTCAGAAGATATCGACAAGCATTTAATAAAAATTTTAAAGGATGAAGTTGATAACTATAAAATAGCCTACACACTCGTAGATTTTACAGATATGATTGAAAGATTCAATGTGGCGGAATTGTGTCCAAAATATGATGTAGTATTTATTGACGAAGCGCAGGATTTATCGCCAATACAGTGGAAAATGTACGATATACTGAAAGAAAACTCTAAACACATTATACTAGCAGGTGATGATGATCAAGCAATTTATGGCTGGGCTGGCGCAGATGTTAAACGATTTCAAAGTGAGCCGGCAAAAGACATAGTCTTGCCCCAATCCTACAGGGTTCCGTCTGGGGTACAGCACATAGCTAATCAAATTTTAAACAGGATACCGCTCGACAGAAGAATTAAAAAGGAGTGGGCTCCCCGTCCATCTCTGTTAAACGAAAGTCCATTAGAATATATAACTACCATTGAAGACGCCCCTCTTTATTCTGGAAAATGGTTAATATTAGCACGAACCAACGACAAACTTTTAAAACTAAAACCTATTTTGAGAGACATGGGAGTTTATTTTCAACTTAAAGGTCACAAAAGTTATCCAACTAGATTGTACACAGCAATTAAAAACTACACACGTTGGACAACTGGGGACCAATTATCGTTGTTAGAATGTAAAGATTTATTTGAGTTTTTAGAACTAGAATGGGTGCTGAAAGAGGAGCGAATGTATGACCTAAAAGAGTTTGGCTTCAGCATTACTCAAAATTGGTATGAAGTATTTAAAACAGACCCGGAAGAAATTATATACATAAGAGAAATGTTACTTAAGGGAGAAAAGTTATCTAAAGACGCTAGAATTAAATTATCTACAATTCATGCCGCAAAAGGTGGAGAAGCAGAAAATGTTTTATTAATTTTAGACAACACTAAAAAAATAAGAGATGCCATAGAAAGAAATCAAGACAAACACGACGAAGAACACAGAGTTTGGTATGTGGGCGTCACACGTACAAAACAAAAGTTATATATAATGACAGCTAAAAGGGAGGACAAAGGTTATGACATCGAAAGTTTGGGATAAACAGCACGGTGGATCACACTATAAAAATTTTAAGATTCAGCCAAGTAAGTTTGTAGTTGAGAATAAGTTGCTATTTCCGGAAGGATGCATTATAAAATACATCTGCCGCCACGGGATGAAAGGAAAGAAACAAGATTTGGAAAAAGCAATTCACTTTATAGAAATGATTATTGAAAGAGATTACCCCAATGTATAATCCGTTGCCACCAAGACTTACAATTAAACCTTCTTTAATTAGTGGATTAGGATTGTTTGCAACCGCGGGCATCGCACAAGGAACTGATTTAGGAACCACTCATATTAAAATCGATGGTGAAATTTTTAGAACTCCTTTAGGTGGTTTTATTAATTGTGATGAAAATGCAAATTGCGTTAAAGTTGAAATGAGAACCGAAGGTTCTATTACAGACAAATGGAATTTAGTAACACTAAGAAATATTAATAATGGGGAAGAGCTTACATTAAAATATACATTTTACTCTGTGAAAAATGTAAAAACAGTATCAGAAAAACTGCAGGACGAATTAGAACCTATTAAAGATTTCTTAGAAGAAGCCGAAAAAGAGAAAGAAGAATTAGAAGAGTCTTATCAAGAAGCACTAAGACAAACTCGGGAGAGAAAAAATTTTCACCCAAAAGCAATGGATGGATACGGAGAGTAAAAAATGGAACCAAATAACCACATACCTTCTTACATGGGATTATTCACATGTCTTTTACTGTACTGTTATTTTATATTATGAAAGGGGTTAATATTTTTTTACAATTGAGAATAAAATTAAAAACTGCTGTTGAAAAAACAGAAAAACTTTATAGGGAAAACCAAATCATGAAAAGAAGATTACTTAAATATGAAAAACCAGGCATGCTTTATTATAACAACAAGAGAGGTTTAAATGAAAATACCTCTATTTGAAGCCCAGACTGAATGGGTAAAACCTACAGAATTTCCAGACCTGAGAGAGGTGGAT